TCGGTGTTGGTATGGTCATGTGTCATGCCGCCCTCCGTTCGGGACCGGCCACCGCATTTACGGCCGCCTGGATGGCGCGCTTGTTGAAGCCGAAGGTCATAAGCGCCGAGGCGCGATAGCGCGTCAGACCGAAGTCGTGACGGCATTCAGGCGGTAGGTATTTCAGCTGTTTGTCGGTCGGTGGCTGGCGCAGCCATCCCCTTGTCTTGAAGGCGCTTTCATCACTCTCGTGGGTGTTGAGCCAGTCGTCGGCCTGCGCGAGGCAGACGGTGCGTTCGCCGACGCCCAGCAAGCGCGGGCGCTCGCCCTTGGCCCCGCCGATGGCGTACCAGACGCCGTCCATCCAGAAGATACCGCCCCAGGCCGCGAAGCCTGTTGCCATCAGCGCGTCGTCCGTGCCGAAGAGATCGACCCAAGCGAAGCTGGAGCGCTTCAGCAGGTCGATTTCGGTCATGACAAAACCCGAGAGTGGCACAGCGTCCGCGCCGGTCTTGACTTCGTCCTGCAGCAATACCTCGCCGCAGAGCGGGCATTCGGTGGCGGCGAGCGGGATCTCCGCTGCACAGGCCGGGCAAGTTTTCGTCGGGGCTTCACCGGTGCCGATCTTGCCATCTAAGTCGACGTCTTGCTCCAGCGTGCCGTGGATCAGGCTCGACGTCCCGAAATCCAGCACGACGCAGTTGGTCTTGACCAACCCCGGATGTTCTTCCGGATCGACCGTGCGCAGGCCCCGCCCGACCATCTGGATCATGGTGGATTTGTAGGAACTGGGTCGCAGCAGCACGACGCAGGACGTCGGCGGATGATCCCAGCCCTCAGTGAGCACGGCCACGTTGACGATAACGCGGATGATGCCTGCCGCGTAGTCGGCGAGGATGGCCTTGCGGGTCTCAGAAGCCAGATCGCCATGGATCAGCGCAGCCGTGATCCCCGCGGCCCGGAAGGCCTCGGTCACATGGTCCGCGTGGGCGACGGTGGAGCAGAACACGACGGTTTGACGATCTCCCGCCTTTTCGGTCCAGTGGCGGATCACTTCGTCGGTGACGGGCGCGCGGTCCATGATATCGGCCACCTCGGTCATGTCGAAATCCGCGCTGGTCTTGCGGACGGATTTCAATTCCTCCTGCACCCCGACATCGATGACGAAGGTCCGTGGCGGCACGAGGTGCCCCGAGGCGATCAGCTCGCCCAAGCGCACCTGGTCGGCGACATTGTCGAAGACCTCGCGCAACCCTTTGCGATCGCCCCGGGTCGGCGTTGCCGTCACCCCGAATACCCTCGCGTCGGGATTTGCATCGCGCACCCGGTCGATGATGCGGCGGTAGCTGTCCGCCACCGCATGATGCGCCTCATCGATCACCAGCAGATCAAGGCGCGGCATGTCGGCCAGATTCGACATTCGCGCCAACGTCGGCACCATGGCGAAGGTGACAGCGCCGCCCCAGCATTTCTCGGTGGCGTCGATCACCGAGGTGGACACCTCCGGCACCACGCGCTGAAACTTGGCGCGGTTCTGCGCGGTCAACTCATCGCGATGGGCCAGAACACAGGCCTTGGCGCCGTCGCCGATCATCTCGCCGGTAACCGCCGACAGCATGATGGTTTTGCCCGCGCCGGTGGGAGCCACGCCCAACGTGTTGCCGCGGGAGGCGAGCGCAGCAACACTGCGCTCGACGAAGGTTTTCTGGCGGGGGCGTAGGCGCATGTCAGATCCCCCTTACTGCGCCCAGCTCGGCCGCCCGGGGGCACCGGGGTTGGCTGCTGGCGGATTGGACGAAGGCGCTGCGGGTGCAGTTTGCTGTGGGGCGTTCCCGGGTCCGGCGTTACCGCTGAACTGCAGGGGCGCCGTTCCCATGACCTGCGCATAGTCGCGATGATCGGGCGTGACCGCACTGCGGATCTCGTTCTTGTCGTCACCGCTGGCATCGGTGCCGATGTCGATACGGGCGATGAACTCGATCCCGTCGAGATCGGCAAAGCCGCTGATCCGCCGCGCGGCCTGCGCCTCGGCCGACATGTCCTTGTCGGAAATCCCCCGCGCCGAGTTCAGCATGCCGCGCACCAGGCTGCGGCCCATGTTGGTCCAGTCGGGCCCCTTGGGGCTGTAGAGCCCGATCAGCGTGAAGATCTTGCGCCGGGCATATTGGCCTTCCGTCACGGTGAACTCACCGTTGAGATAAACCGCGCCAGTCGAGCCGCGCGTGGCATAGCCGCCGGTCCAGCCCTGCGAGGCATCGTCGAAACCGCCGGGGCGGATGGTCAGGCGCACCTTCGCCAGCGTGCCCTTGGGGATGAGGTTGGTGTTGCTCTGCGCGTCGTTGAAATCGTTCCAGGAACCCATGGGGAACCTCCTTTTTCTGATCAGGATTGCGGTTGGGATTGGTCGGCACCGGCCGGTTCGGCAGGCGGCGGGGCGTAGGTCAGGCGATCCGTCGCCGGGGCTGCGGGCGTCCGGATCTTCGCCATCAGGCGGCCAAGATGGGGTTCTTCGACTTGGGCCAAGCGGCCGGAGCGATCCTTGGCCGGGAAGCCCCAGGGATTGATCGTCTGGCAGACAAAGGCGCGATACGGATCGCCGCCGTCGGCCTTCAGCTCCGCCATGGTGATCACCTCATCGACGATCCCCGGCAGCTCGAGCCCGGTCTTGGAGCCGTCGATTTGCGGCTGGAACACCTTGCGATTGAAGTCGTCGAGCTTCTCGTCGAGGATCCCCACAAACCAGACGTTCTTGGCCCGCGTGTGCTGCAGATGGGTGAGCCAGCCGATCATCTCGCGGCCGTGCAGCCCGTAAGCACCACGGACATCCGGCTTGCCGGTCTTCTCCGACAGCGCCTCGGGTTGGCCCTTGCACCAGCCGAAACACAGCCGCCCCGCCACAGTGATCGAGTCGACGAAGATGGTGTCATAGCGATCGAGCGCTGTCGGATCACCGAAGCGGTCGCAGACCGCCTTGTGATGCGCCGGGCTATAGGGCTGCTCGTCGCGCAACGCCGGGTTGGGACCACCAATGAACACCGCGAAGTCCCGACATTCGGTCCATGTGCGGGGCCGGATGCTGTCACCGGCCCAGCCCTCGATTGCGAGATCGCCCGCTTCGAGATCCATGAACAGCGTGCGCTCGGGGTCGAGGGTCCAGAGCAACGAAGTTTTGCCGATTCCGGATTTCCCGAAGATGCAGCCCTTGATGCCGCGCGGTTCGGCAAGCCGCTGGTCGGCGCTGATGATGGGGAGGCTCACTGGTCAGCCCCCTGCGCGAGGATCTCGACCTTCAGCGTGCCGGGCCGCACCGTGCGTGCGGGCTCGAAGCCCTGACGGATCGCCTCGGGCCAGGCGACGTATTTGCGCTCCGGCACCTTGTAAGCGAGATCGACATATTCGGCGGGATCGTCCCCGGCATCGCGGATCCGCGCAACCATATCGGCCAGTCTTTCCTGATCCCAATCCACCCGTTTCGGCAGATCGGCGACCACGGTGAAATCGCCGTCGTCGAACCGGACCGTGCCGGTGTCCTTGCCCGATACCTGACGTTCCTCGGCGGCCCGTGTGGCATAGCGAACGGCCAGTCCAGCATCGAAGCGGGCTTTTGCGGCCTTGTCGCGTTTCAGGCGCTCATCGATCTCGCGTTGCAGGATTGCCAGCAACTCGACCGGCAGGGCCGCGATCTCGGCTGCGCTGAGCGATGGCAGATCATCGAGCGTGGGGGTGTTCTCGGGAAATGGCATGAAAGGGTCTCCGTGATCGGTGAAAAAGGATTGGAAGGCGGGCATCACGCGGCCTCCTGTTCGGCGAGCAGCAACTCGGACAGCGAGACAGCGGCGGCTTTGGGTTTGGGGCGGGCGACGGCGATATAGGCGAACTGGTCGGGACCCACGCGTTCCTGGACGAGATGCACGAGTCCAAGTTCAGCGGTCCAGAAGGCTCGCGATCCAAGCCTGCTCAACTCAGCGCGCGCCGCATCCGACAGCTTTGAGAACATCGGGAAGACGTCGAGCACCAGAAAGCCGCGATGGTATTCCAGACGGTCGCCGGGAACGGCCTGTGCCACCCAGGCGCAAAACTCGATCTCTGACAGCGGTCGGCTGGCGCGGACCGTGATGAATGGTGTGGTTCTCATGAACATGATCTCCTCCTTTCCCCTCTACTCAGGCCGCCGCGACATCGTCCCAGCGGGGACCGAGGCCGCTTCGGCGTCCTTGATTGAGGCGCTGTCCAGGTCGTCCGGCTGGCCCGCATCGGCGTCGGCCTCGGCGTAGACCGCCACGAGTGGCGTCCCATCCTGGTGGGAACCGGCATTCTCGATGCGGTAGGCACGCTGGTTCTTCAGGATTTCCGGCAACTCCCAGCGGCGG